TCGCACCGCCACAGGAACTTTGTACACAAACACCATGCAAAGTTTAACCAAGCCAAAGTCTACAAAGACCGCAAGAAAGAGTCCAAGAAAGGCTACCAGAAGCATAAGCCCTCAGTCTGCGAAAGCGAAGGGTAGACGACTTCAACAGCACGTTCGGGACTCGATCTTGTCGGCATTCCCATCTCTTGAGCCTGATGATGTACGCAGTACATCTATGGGTGCAGGTGGAGAGGATGTACAGCTCTCTCCAGCCGCTAGAAAAAATATGCCATACTGTATCGAGTGCAAGAATCTAGCAAAGATTTCTATTTACAAGCACTATGTCCAAGCAACTGGACACGGAGACTATGAGCCTTTACTAGTCCTAAAGCAGGACAGAGCGAAGCCTCTAGCAGTAGTAGATTTTGAACATTTTATGGAGCTGGTAAAGAAATGATTGATTTGAATGAAATGGCTGAAGAGTTTGACTGCAAGTTTGCTAAAGACTATCAAGCCGGGGGCGACCATTATCTCACATTATCTATACAACCTTGGGATGCTATGGAGTCATGGTTAACAGAAGAAGAGTTTAAAGGCTTCCTAAAAGGTAATATTATCAAATACATCTGTCGATGTGATAATAAAGGTGGTAGGATTGACATCGAAAAGATTCGTCAATACGTTGACAAACTCCTTGAGTTGTATTAAAATGGATGGTTCGCATGTCGCTTACTATTGAAGAACTCAAAGAAAAGTTATCGAAGTTAGATGAGGTGACTCTAGTGGAGACTCTAGAGCTAACCTCTGAAGACATCGTTAACAGATGTGCTGATTTGATTGAAGAACAATACGAAACTCTGGAGAGCCAATTTGATGACACAATACCTTGGGATAACGATTGATTATGAAAGGGACTTTAGACTTAGTGATCAAGCAATTAAGCTCATGCAGGACTACTATATGCTTGAGCATGAAGAAAGTCCTCAACAAGCTTTTGCACGTGCTTCAGTGGCTTACTGCGCTGATGACCTCGACCTTGCTCAACGTATTTACGACTACGCTTCTAAAGGTTGGTTTATGTTTGCGTCGCCTGTGCTATCGAACGCACCTGAACATGGCCGAAGCAATAGGGGCTTGCCTATTAGTTGTTTCCTTACTTACGTGGGGGACAATCTTGATTCTCTTATTGAACATAATGGTGAAGTAGCATGGCTTTCCGTAAAGGGCGGAGGTGTGGGTGGGCATTGGTCAGATGTGAGAGGGATCAGCGACAAAGCACCCGGCCCAATCCCATTCCTGAAGGTAGTGGACAGTCAGATGACAGCCTACAAACAAGGGAAGACAAGGAAAGGAAGCTATGCGGCGTACCTAGACGTAAACCATCCTGACATAGAGGAGTTTATTTCTTTTAAAGTACCGACTGGTGGCGACATCAATCGTAAATGTTTTAATTTATTTAATGCAGTGAACATCACTGATGCTTTTATGGAGGCAGTAATTAATGATACAGAATGGGAACTTACAGATCCAAATACAGGAATTGTCAGAGATACAGTCCAAGCTCGCAGACTTTGGCAACGAATACTTGAAGCTCGCTTCAGAACTGGCAGTCCTTACCTTAACTTTATCGACACAGCCAGAAGAGGCTTACCGGAAGCTCAAAGGAAACTTGGATTGTCAATTAATGGCAGTAACCTCTGCAACGAAATCCATCTCGCAACAAATGAAGAGCGCACAGCAGTCTGTTGCCTCTCCTCCGTCAACCTCGAAGCCTATGATGACTGGAGAACAAGTAGCATGGTTGCAGACCTTATCAGATTCTTGGACAACGTGCTTCAATACTTTATTGACAACGCACCAGAAGAACTATCAAAAGCTGTCTACTCAGCTTATCGAGAACGCTCAGTTGGCCTCGGAGCAATGGGCTTCCACGGCTACCTCCAAAGCAAAGGCATAGCGTGGGAGTCTTGGCAGGCGGCAAGTGAGAACTATGCAATCTTCAAAGACATCAAAGCCCAGTCTCTTGAGGCTACGTACCAACTCGCTATGGAGCGTGGCCAATGTCCTGATGGAGTGGGCTATGGTGTTAGAAATATGCATCTGTTGGCTATTGCTCCTAACGCTAATTCTAGCATCCTATGTGGGTGTACTGCTAGTATTGAACCCCGTATATCAAATTGCTACGTGCATCGTACTAGGGCTGGTAGTCATACTGTTCGCAATCCGTACTTGGAAAAGGTCTTAGATGAGAAAGGACAGAACACTAAAAAGGTATGGCAAAGTATTCTTGAGAATGAAGGCTCTGTACAGCACTTGGAGTTCTTATCCGACGATGAGAAGGCCACATTTAAGACAGCGTTTGAACTCGATCAGAACTGGGTGGTGGAACACGCCGCTAAAAGACAGGATTTCATATGTCAAGGCCAGAGTGTTAACGTGTTCTTCCCATCGGGTACTGACAAGGCTATTGTCAATCAGGTACACCTCAAGGCGTGGAAGGAAGGGCTTAAAGGATTATATTATCTCCGAACGACTGCTGGTGTTACAGCGGAGAAGGTTGGGACTAAGGTAGATCGTAATGCTCTCAAGGACTTTGAAGATGATGAGGTATGTGTATCATGTCAGGGATAGACTTAAAGTTTAAGAAGATGTGGCTGAAACTGTTGAAGGCTCAGTGCAACAGGAAGTGGGAGAAGGCTCGCAAGTTACATGCGAAGATCATCGGGTTGGAACTGGAGGTTAAAGTCCTTGAAAGAGAAAACGGAAAACTTAATTAAACGTCTTGAACTAATCAAAGACTCAGATCCGTTCAACAGACGAATACTTAATGACTGTCACGATCATTTTAAAACTTTACAAGATGAAGTAGATCGCTTAATATATCACAACAATAATCTGATGAACGTCATATATCAGAACCAAACAGAACTGGAGAACATAGATGTCCCTAATAGAGAGTAACACAACATACAAGCCCTTTGCTTACCCTTGGGCAGTAACATACGCCACAGAGCATGAGCGTATCCACTGGATTGAAGATGAACTGGAGCTACAAACAGATGTTAACCATTGGAAATCCGGGATGCTATCGGCGGCAGAGAAAAACCATATCACCCAAATCTTGCGGTTATTTACGCAAACAGACGTTGCGGTTGGAACAAACTATCTTGAGTATTACATTCCCAAGTTCAAGAACAATGAAATTAGAGCCATGCTCACAGCCTTTGCTTCACGTGAGTTCATCCACCAAAGAGCATATGCCCTACTCAATGACACTCTTGGACTTCCTGAAGAGGAGTTCACGGCGTTCCTAGAGTATCAGCAAATGTCTGCAAAACTGGAGTTCATGTCCGATATTGACGTACATTCGCACCAAGGCACTGCACTGGCGATAGCACGGTCTGTGTTGAATGAAGGTATGTCACTGTTCAGTGCATTTGCGATGCTATTAAACTATCAGCGTCAGGGTAAAATGCCGGGAATGTGTACTGTTGTTGAATGGTCAGTAAGGGATGAATCCCAACACGCAGAAGGGATGGCAAAGTTATTTAGAGAGTTCTGTGATGAACACCCAAGAGTAGTCAATGATGATTTCAAGAAAGATATATACGAAATGTTTAGAACTGCGGTCAAACTGGAAGACAAGGTTATTGATCTTGCGTATGAGATGGGTGACTTGGAAGGTTTGTCGGCGACAGATGTCAAGCAGTACATTCGCTACCTCGCAGACAGACGTTTACTGCAACTTGGTCTCAAGACGAACTGGAAGGTTAAGGAGAATCCTCTTCCGTGGATGGAAGAGTTACTAGGCGGATCGTCTATTAGTAACTTCTTTGAGAAGCGTGTCACAGACTACAACGCACATGGACTAAAAGGAGAGGATTGGGGATGGTAGTAGCAAGATTTCATCATGTATTTGGACTGTCAGCAGAAACAGTCGAGTCTCAACCAGTGCTAGGTTGGAAACATGGAGAGGACATTGATGATGCCCAAGTGTTCTTCTTCGATGGATTTATTATTAATATCCCCTTTGTTAAAATTATGATCGGGGATATCTTTGAAGTCTTTGACTAATCTTTACTAGCTCTCCAGCGACTTGCCCCCTTCATTGGGGGCTTTTTTATTGTGCTGTCCCTTGAATAGCTTCTTGGTACATGCTCTGAATAAACTCTTCAGCCTTCTTAGCTGAGTCGTTTTCATCCCGGGCAAAGTAGATAGCTGGTAAAGTTGCTAACGTCTGGATACGACCTAACCCAACCATAGTCCGTAATAATCGCATCTCTTTTGGCGACAATGCATTGGCCTTACCTTTCAAGATCTTGGTTAGGACAGTTTGAGACTTTGGATTGGTTGCAATAAATGCCGCCGCTTCCGGCGGTATCTTTCCAGACTTCATCATCAGCATTAGCTTTGTAGCGGCTTCAGAGACATAACGTCCTTTCGGGCCTGCCGCAGAACCAACGACCTCAGAACCAAGCTTTGCTAATCGATAAGCGTTTCCACCTGAGATGTCTGCAACGTCAACCGGGTCGATGCGTTGAAACACGCCTTCTAAGCTGTCAATAAATCTCTGAAGCTGTGAAAAGCCCTGTGTTGCCGAAGTGTCACCAAACAGCATTTCATTTTCCATCATCTTTGTTGATGCTTGGCGTAGTTTCTGTAAATCAACATAGCCTGTTTTCGGGTCTTTCAAGCCTTCCATCATTTGATTAAACATGACCTGTTTCATCTCAGCCCATAGAGCAGGGTTCTCTTCTTGTATAATCGAAGACATAATCTTGACTTGGCGTGGATCACCTTTGATGGCATCAAATGCTTCTAACATCGCCTGTGGTGTTGCATACTCAGGTTCTATATTAAAGAACTCTAGCAAGACCCCAGATGAATCGTCTTTCAAGGCTGTAATT